TCATGTCTCTGCTTGCGTGTCATCAATAAAACCGTGATCACGACAAAATCGAATCACATCACTATATCGATATTGTTCACCGCCATTTATTGGGGTAGTACCAGGAGCAGGAAGAGGGAATGGTTTACCTTCCTGCGCCCATTTTTTCTTTCTGCGCCAAAATGTTGTTCTTGATATCCCACCTAACAACTGCTGAACATTTTCACGTGTAACCAATATAGGTTGCAAATATTGTGCGTTCTTATACATAAACTCTCCGATCTTCATTGATATGTTTTATTTTAATGTGACGCGTCACAACGTTATTTTTGTTTCATGCCAGCCTAAGCGCTGCCAACAGTTTGACTCGGTAGAAAACACACACCCACCTCGATCACCGGGTAGGACATCCCCGCATTTCTCACACTTTCTTTTTGACAGCTCAGCTAACTGCGCCTGCAGCTCTGCATTATCTTTACGGATTAGCAGAGTGATGTACTCGTCCTCGTCATAGGGGTCACGACCTGGGCGACGCAGTGCGCAGTTTTCAGCGAGCATGGCCACTTCTTGATCATCGAGATTAAAGCGCTTTTCTGTAACGCCAGATTGTTTCTGGCGCTCCCGTTGTGCTGCTTTACGCTCTGCAGCTGTCTTTGCCACTAAGCACCCCCAACCATAAGTGATATTTGCGCTGCAGATTGGCTACCATCAACACCATGGTAAACCTTGGCATTTTTACCTTCGCAATAGCCGAGATGGCCAGCTTGATTACTACCTTTAGTGTCTTTAGCACTCCGGACTTTTGCTTCTTTCACGCCCTGGCTGGCTAATTGCTCGGAATAGGATTTAAGCTGCTCGGCCTGCTCTTCGCGTAAAACCATTTCTTGCACTGCGTGATAAGCACCTGCTGCCCACCCCTCGCAAAATTTATCTGCAAGAGCTGTAGCTTTTGCTGCTGAGTGCCGGTAACAGTGTTCCTTTTTAAAATTCTCACGAGCATTTTTAAGTTGACGCGTTAGAACGTCGAAAACATACGCAGCGACGATATCTCTGCCATCATGGCCATAGAAATTAACAACCCGCTTGTAAGCTCGAGACGGGGTTGTTCTCCAGCTATAGATACACTTAACGCCAAACGCCTTTTCAATGACCGCGCCGAGATGGCCCATATATTTTGGGATTTTTACCGCATCACTTGGTGCGCCTTTGCTTGAGCTTGTACTGATTTCAGAAAAAGTAACTTCTGACTCACTGAGCCCATGCTCACGCATAAACGCCTGCGCTTTAGATAGGGCATTGGCCGCTTCTTGTGGGCTGCTGGTGTTTTTAGCCAGGCGCATTAACTTCTGAATTTTTGCCAAATATTTTTTTCTGGCTGCATCATTACCAGAGTGCAAATTGTTATTGTTCACTTCGCACCTCGGTATTTGTTAGTTCATGGAAGCGCTGCATAAAAATCGTGCGGGCAATGGCTGGTGGCAAAGGATTAATAGCAAAGTCTGCTGCTGGTATACCTTCCAGCATTGGCCAGGATTCATTTTTATGGATAACAAGGTCACGACGCTCAGTGGCCAGCATAACGAGATCAGCATATTTGATGGCCACATCCTTGGTTAGTGGCAACCCAAAGCGAAGACGGATAATAGCGTCCACCTGATCTTCAATCGCCTGATAGTCTGGCAGCAGGCGCTTGAGTGGGGCAGGGATGTCTTTGCAATACGCTTCCGTTGCATCGTGCAGCAGCGCTTCAAGAGCAAATTCCGCTGGCACGAGGTGACTAGCCAACACGCAGTGCTGAGCAACGCTATAGAACGCTTGAAGGTGGCCAGCAAAACGGCACTCATGAGACAGAGCTTGCGCAATATCTTCAATGCAAATGCCTTCTACTGCTGGCGCAGCAAAGTCAAAATGCTTTCCGGTAAACGTTGTTATCCACGTCATAGTTAATTCCTGATCACTGATTTTCGGTAAAGCGAAGCCCTGCCAAAAGCTGGCAAAAATTCACAAGTTGAAAATCGGGTCTTTAAGAAGAGAGGCCGCACCCGCAAAGTACGGCTCTCGGTTAATTACTCCCACATCAGCTAGTACACCGCTCGCAGAGCACTAGCTGATGCGACAGGATATCTGCGCTCGCTTTCGCTGCAGTGCGGCCTGTCCCGCGCAATTACTCAGTTGTTGACAGCAAAAGAGAAAAAATCAAAGCCCAGAAAACAGCACCAAACAAACAGCTATAAACCGATGCTTTCCATCCGTTATTGCTCATGATTGCCTCGGCACCAAGTTCAGCTGAATGAAACGACTGAGTAAAACCCGTGCTTAATATCACTAAGAGAAAGCCAGCCCAGGTTGTAGCGTTTTGCACAGGCTATGTCTGTACTTGATACCGGACGACCGATATAGAACCTGCCATAGCTACCAGGCGTATTGGTTACATCTGAAACAACTTTGCCCAAAACTGTCTTTGCCATATTCATCACTCCAGGTGCACGATGCATCTCAATGAACAAACTTTAAGACAGCTTAAAAATTTCGTCAAGAATAAATTGAAGATAACTTAAATTTAGGTTTCGCAGCCAACACACCACGATAGTGGCGATAGATTGACTACTAAGGGGTAGGCATAAAAGCGGGGGAGATGTAACACTGACGAAGAGACAAAAAACCCGGCTCGGTGGCCGGGTTAGGTATATTAATGTGGCGATGGAAGTTCGGGTCTTCTTACAGCCTCAAGCAAGCTTTCAACGTCTGAAATCTCACCCTTGTTCTTTTTCCTTTCCAAATAGCCAGGTAGATTTTCGACTGCATAGGTTGCGTACAACCATTTCCTGAAGTCACCCAGCGCCTCGATAGGGTAGATCCAAGGCTTTATGAATGAATTAGCAGCTGATTGACGGTAGCTATCAGGATATTTATGAGCGAACTTTATTCTTGGTCGATATTTATCATCCATTTCATTGTTCGTCCAGTACTTACCCCACGCCGTTCCAACGCTGCCATCAGGCACCGTATGGTCATTAATTGGAAGGCCACCGTTAACTAGATGAACCATTAGATCAGCAATTTCGCGAAATACAGAAAAGTAATCGTAAGGAAGTTGGTCATTAAGAAGTATGCGATCTTGATAATTAATCCAAGATTGCGTGATCTGGTTCTCATGGTATCCAGTCTTTGAATATATAAACCGCCTAAATGAATCTCTTGCAAGTATTCTGTAGTTTGATCTGGCAGTTTCTGCATTAGGTTGACTGGCATCAAAGGCGTAATACTCTAAAATTGACATGCAAACGGCATCAGTATAGGCATGTACTTCACCACCATTGCCTTTGGTTCTTATATAAAGACTGGGTGATGTGTGCCCCTGAGATTTAAGAGACGCATCAATTATTTTTCCGCGTGGCTTTAGTCTCTCTGCTTGCCAATCTGCTGCAAGGCCTTGAATTACCGAGGGGCGAACTCCGCACATTATCGCCAAACCCCTCATTGTTAAGTAAGGCGTACCGTTTGCAAGAACACCCATCTGAATTCCGTCAACTTCAACCTCTCTTACAGGGATTAAATTCAAATCTAGCTGTTCACCAAAAGAGGGTAAATTGCTCATAATTTCATGATTATCCTTATGAAAAGCTGTACACCAAAAATAGGTGACACCCCTTGGTAAAGAAATATACGCCCCGATCTTCGCCGGTTACGCAACGGGTATGCTTTTTTATGAAATCAAATGAAACATTGATTTACATTCATGGATGATATCTCAAGTAAGAAAATTCCTAAATACTGTTATTTCATCCAGCCACACAAACAAAAAAGGCCGCATCTCTGCGGCCTTCCACTCAAGCTTCTTCGGTTGCTGTTATCTAGATCAGGCGTGTTTTAGCCTCTACAGCCACACCAATAATCCGGCAGTTCCCGTTGATAGGTGTCATTGGCCATTGAGGATTAAGCCCCTTTAGGTACTTCTGGCTGCCATCGATGATCAGCTTTTTGAACGTAGCTTCGTTGTCATCTACGAGCTTTGCAACTACCAGATTGCCGTTTGCTGGATCTCTCCCAGTGTCAAAAAGCACGAAAGTGCCTTCTGGAATGCTTAGACCATGCGGTGATGTCATTGAATCCCCCTCGACTTCCAGCCAGAAAGCATCACCTTGTATATGCGCATCTGACTCAAGCCAAAGAGAGATATCTGATAGGGTGTATGCTTCTACGGCTTCCGCCCAAGCGCCAGCTTGAACCTTGCTCAGAACCGGATAACGAGTCCCTTTTTTGTACGGGGCTACGTAAGTAACATTATTGTCCAGCCCCTCACCATAAAGAATGTGGCCAGCAGTGCATCCTAATGCACTTGCCAAAGACATTAGGTTTTCACCTTTTGGCTCCGTTTCCGAACGTTCCCATTGAGAGATGGCCACATTAGAGACGCCCACAGCTTTAGCCAGGACAACCTGGCTCATCTTCAATGCTTTTCTACGCGCCTGAATGCGCTCGCCGATAGTTTCATTTTTCATATTAAGTAATCTTAAATGCATTTGACTTAAGATTCCTTTAGTTAAATAATAAAGAGAACTTAAATTTTGGAGGTGTGAATGCTTAAAGAAATAGTAACGGCGCACTACGGCTCTCAGCATGCAATTGCAGTGGCCTTGGGTGTTAGCGATTCAGCCGTTTCACAGTGGGAGATGGTTATCCCTGAGAGGGCGGCGCTCAAGCTAAACCGTATTACTGGCGGAAAATTGGCATATGACCCGTCGCTTTATCAGAAGACTACCGCTCCAGCGGCTTAACAGAAACCACAAAAATTAGGGGCCACGTGTGGATAACAGAAACTTTCCAACTCAGCAGGACATTGGCGACGCTATACACGCGCTGATCACTCAGACACCAGGCAAGTATGCAGCAATGGCTAAAGAGTTAGATCCGGTTGCTGGTACTGAAAACGCTCTGCGTAACCGTGTACGCCAACTGAATGGCCAAATGGTGCCATTAGGCATGGCTGTAGAAATGGAAGCGATAGCGGGGCGTTCAGACGTCACGCAGGCAATGTGTCGCCGTGCTGGTGGCGTGTTCGTGAAACTGCCGGACATTGGAGAAGTTGGCAACGAAGAGCTGCTAACGAAATTTAACGAGTTGTATACGTCATTAGGCCGCTTTAGCAGTGCGTTTAATGAATTTACGGCTGATGGGGTGCTGGATAAAAGCGAAAGCAAAAGGCTCAGAGCTAAAGGGTATACCGTTCAATCACTTATTGCGGAGATCTGGGTAATTACAGAAATGTTGTTAGGGGAAGGTGACGCCACAGATATGCGGTCTGTGGCGTCGGGCGCATTAACTAAACGTGTGGAGTAATTAACGCTATGAGCAGTGTAACTAAAAACTCATGCATTCCGCAAATCCGTTGCAGACCAACCGTTGGCGGGACTGCTACACCGTTTTGCTATGAGGTAAGAGTACAGGGCCGTTGGATAGCCAGCAACCACAGCTTTGCAGCCTGGGTTGTGGGCAACGCCAGCAGCTTTTTGCAGAAGGGGGCAGCATGACCCAATTTTCTCAGATTGCTGATTTAGACCGTCACTATCGCGATCCACGTGGCGTAGTTGTTCACGTGATTGGTTATGACCGCGTTAATCAACGTGTCATTTACCGTCGTTCGGGCTATGAGCACGACTGCGCTCGCTCTCTGGACGCATTCAAGGCCCTGTTTACGAGAATTGAAAAATGAGCGTTAAATTATCAGCTTATGTTTGGGATGGTTGCGCGGCGGCTGGCATGAAAACGGCAAAGATCGCGATCATGGCCAGGCTTGCTGACTTCTCAAATGATGACGGGGTTTGCTGGCCATCAGTTAACACTATCGCTCGTCAGATTGGTGCGGGTGTAAGCACTGTACGCACTGCTCTGGGTGAGTTAGAGCGTGATGGTTGGATCTTCAAAAAGACCCGCCGCCAGGGGAATCGCAATGCCTCAAACGTTTACCAGCTCAATGTTAAAAAACTCAAAGCCGCTGCTCNNNCATCAGAATCTGACCCGTCAGAATCCGAACGGTCAAAATTCGACGGTTCAAAATCTGACGCGTCAAAATCTGACCAGTCAGAATCCAGCAAAAATAACAGTTTTGACCCGCCAGATTCTGGGGGCGATCCGTTAGTAAGTTCAAAAGAAGATCCATCATATAAAAAACCTGTTGGTCGATTGGACGAGCCAACCGACGCGCAGCAGTCTGAAAAGTTAAAAATTGATTACCAAGCTGTCTTGGCTGCGTATCACGAAATTTTGCCGGAAATGCCAAAAGTTCTGGATATGACAACTGACCGTCAAACCAAGCTGCGCACCATCTGGAAGAAATTCAAATTTGACCAAGACCGCTGGTCTGCCTACCTGCAGTACATCGCTAAGCACTGCCGCTGGATGCTGGAGAACCGCCCAGACACTGGCACTGGCAAGACTTGGCGCAAGAAAAACTTCGATTACCTGATCACTGAACGCTGCTACCTGGCTGTGAAGGAAGAACGTGCAAACGACCTGCCGCAAGTGGCCAGAGTCGATACTACGGCACGTGATTCGGCACTGGTTCGCCTGATTTCTCAAGGCCGTAAGCCTGCTAACGAAATTGAGCGTCTGGCACAGATAGCCGGTCAGCGAGCTGGTTTAGGCCGCATGAACGAAGTGATGGCCAGGAATGCATGGAAAGGTATTTGGGCTGCTGCTGTTGAGCAGGCGAGTGAAAACGACTTGAGAGGGCTGGCGTAATGACAACAACCACTAAGACCCCTGAGCTGCTTGCTGAAGCTGCCAAGGCTGAAAAATTGGAATCGGCAGGCTTGTACCGCCGCGCGGCTCGTCAATGGCTTAGCGTGTTCGATTTGGCGAAAACTGACGAGGATTTGCGTCACTTTGCATTCAGAAGAAAGCGCTGTTTAGCCTTGTTGGGGCGTCGTTATTACCCGGATTACAACAGCATCAAAACCTACTCATTACAGCTATCAGAGGACTTGTCATGATCGAGCAGCAAAGAGAGAAGTTCGAATTTGCATGTGAAGAAGCTGGTGGCCTGCCATGGGGGTATCTTGCAATTCGCAGAAGCGAAACTGGCTATTCAATTTATCCCTATAACGTCATGTGGTGGGCTTGGCAGGCAGCAATAGCCAGCTTCGAAATTACGTTACCAGCTCCGGCAACTGAGATCATTCCGGGGGCTAGATACTACTTCAATGACGATGTTGTTATGACGCTGGAAGCGGCTGGCGTGGGGGTGAAATCATGATCAACGATTTAGAGCAGTTCAGTGTTGAGCAGTTAGAAGTGCTTTCATCTGTTAGCGAATGGGATGGTTTGCATTGCAGCGTGAATTTAAGTGATTTCCGCGCCCTAGCCCGTATCGCCCTGGCAGTTAAGACTGAGAAGCCCGCTGTAGAAATGCCAGGCGGATTTAGCATTGAGGAGGCAAAAGAACTTCTGGAATCCCTTGTTAACGCTCACATCAGCAAGGCTGTAACGCGAGAACGAATGAAATCAGAAGATCGCTTCACCGACTTGGAAATCATCAAGCGGAGCATTGTAAGCGCCGCATGGTTTGTGCGTGCACATATTGAAGCAGCAGAGGGAAAGCAATGACTAAATCACTAGAAGCGCTGATCGCCGAAATGAAAGCGGCAGCGGAGAACGCTACGCCGGGACAGTGGGTTTATTTGCCTAAAAACACCAGCATTGAGTATGACGTCGGGAGTGATGATTCCCAAGGCTCAATTGTCTACATGGACAGCGGTGATTTCACTCGGGAATTAACTGATCTTAACGGCGCTCACGTTGCGTCTGCAAACCCCGCCAACGTTCTGGCACTGATAGCAGCACTGGAGCAAGCGCAGCAGCAGGCAGAGGTTGCGGATCTGTTACGTGAAAAGGTTAAGCGCCTCGAATCAGACCTGTGGCAAAAAGAGCAGTTACGTCAAGTTTACAGTGAAAAGTCATTTGAGCTTGAGAAGACCGTTAGCTCAATGAAGCACGAACATGCCAAGAATCAATCTTGGCTCACGGGTCGAATAAGCGGAATGGAAGATGCGTTGTGCAAGCTCCTACCGGACGATTCAGATGGTGGGGATGTAGAGCCGATAGAGCAGGTTACACGCATGGTCGCAGATTATCGCAAGCGCATCGCAGAGCTAGAGGCCAGCCGGTTATCTGTGAAGCTGCCAAAGCGTAGCGTTGGTGAAGTCATGCACATGAGTGGTTTTAGCAGGGACTACGCAGAGGGCTGGTGCGCTGGTAACGATAACGCAATTCATGAAATCCAAGCCGCTGGCGGCACCGTTCAGGGAGGGGAGTAGATGACAGCCAAATTGACGAAAGAAGAAAAGGCGTGGGTAAAAAAAGTAAACCAGGCACTGGCAGAATGCCCATCTAAGCGCCTTGCTTTCGCCACTACTGGCGATAGTGACGTTTCGATATTCAATCGAGCGCAATATAACGCGATTTGCGACGAGCAGGACAATGACGGTGGAGAGTTCATTAGCGCCGCCCGCAGAATTGACGCGTTATTTGATGAAGTGTTGAACTTCCCTAATCCAGTCGAAAGTACAGCGGGGTGATCTATGAATAACCAAAGAATTGAGCAATTAAAACTAATTCGCGATAACGCAGTAGACGCTAAAGCTGTGGGTAAATGCGACTCTACAGCGCCGTGGGTGCGATTCTTGCGTGACGTGAACCCTGACTTTGTAATTGCTGTGCTGGACGAGCTAATCGCATTCCGGGAAGCGGCTGAAAAGCCTGTGGCGTTCGCGAGTGTCGGTAGGAATGGTAAAAAGCACTTAACCCGATTCGAGCCAGAGCAGTGGCGCGGTGCTGTAATCGTAACCCCGCTATACACAGCCCCACAGCTACCGGCTGAAATCCAAATTACGGACAGTATGGCGCTAGCGTTCCATCATGCACTGACCGATGGGAGCATCGGTAGTGACGATCTGGAAGAGATAAAAATCGGTTTGCGCGCGGCATTAGTTAACATCGCACCCCTCGCACAGGAGAAAGCCGATGAATAAATACAGTCTGATTTACGCTGATCCTCCTTGGCAGTACAGCAACGCAGCAAGCAACGGTGCAGCGGATGATCATTACAGCACTATGAGCATTGCTGAATTAAAGCGCCTGCCTGTGTGGTCTATGGCTGAAGACAATGCCGTATTGGCCATGTGGTATACCGGCACTCATAGCAAAGAGGCCATAGATCTTGCTGAGGCTTGGGGTTTTAAGGTTAAGACGATGAAAGGCTTTACCTGGGTAAAACTGAATCAACTGGCTGAGCAGCATATAAACAATGCCCTTAAAGCTGGTGAGGTGCAGGACTTCTACGATTTCCTTGATCTGCTTAATGGCCAGACTCGAATGAATGGGGGTAATTACACCAGAGCCAACACAGAAGACTTGCTGATCGCGGTTCGCGGGTCAGGGTTAGAGCGTTTATCTGCATCAGTGAAGCAAGTTATCTACTCACCCCTTGGGGAGCATAGCGCTAAGCCATGGGAGGCCAGAAACAAGCTTGAACGGTTGTACGGTGACGTGTCACGCATTGAGTTGTTCGCCAGACAAAGCGCCCCTGGGTGGGATGTCTGGGGCAATGAGTGCGAGCAGTCTATCGTTTTGCACCCAGCTCGATTTGGTATGGCCTCATGATAATTACTTTGCCGTTCCCACCTAGTGTTAACACCTACTGGAGAGCCCCTACCAAGGGGCCATTAGCCGGACGTCACTTAATCAGTGAAAAGGGTAGGCTGTTTCGTGTTGAGGCCACAGCATGCGTTTTAGAGCAGTTAAAGAGAAAGCCAAAGCCGATAACAGAGCCAGTATCTGTTGAAATAACACTCTACCCGCCGTCAAAGCGCCGGCGTGATTTGGATAACTTCTTGAAAGCCCCTCTTGATGCACTCACGCATGCGGGCATTTGGAAGGATGACAGCCAGGTTAAAAAGATGACCATCCAATGGGGTGAATTAACTGCTGGTGGCCGTGTA